CCAACACTGTTAGCCCCGAGACAATGTGCATCCACGGCCAAACTTCCCGTTCCTGTGACATTGCCGAGCACTCCAGTTGTGCCGTTGACGGAGGAACTGCCGAGCACTCCAGCAAATGACGCCCCATCCGTTCTGCCAACAACCCCGTATGCAAGATTCGCTCGACCAACGACGCCATTCTGCAGGCCGGTATTGTGGCCGACGATACAAGCAGTGCTCAATCCATCGGATGCGTACCCGGGACCAGTGCATTTCATCACACCAGATGTGTTCAAGTCACCAGTGAACGAGAGCGCTGACCCATCCCAGCGCAGATAGGTGGTGGCATTGCCCACGGAAAATTTATAGGCCGATCCACTGTACCCCAGGAAAACCCCGGTTCCGCCGTATGAACACCCGGTAGAGTGGATGGCGCTTGTTCCTGCCAGGGTAATATCCTGGCTGGTGATTGACCCGGCGGTGAGTTTGGAGACGGCGAGGGTTTCGATTTTGGCGTCAGTAACGGCGAGGTTGGCAATTTTAGCCGTGGAGACGGCAAGATCCTGGATTTTGGCGGTGGTGATCGAGGCATCATGGATAAAGGCCGCCTTCATGTACGCGCCTGCCGGGACCGAAACGCCGTTGATGGTGGTCGAGGTGGTCCGGTAGAAAAACGGGCTGCCGTCGCTGGCTGTATGGTCGGTCGAAACCGGAGCAATGGAAAACTTGTCAGCGACAATGGCAAACTCGGAGGTCGGCGTGGCAGTGTTGGCATCGACCACCAGCCCATAACCGGTGACGTAGCCGTTAGCCTGGACCTTGACGGCGTACTTGGCCTGGATGCCGGTGACATCGGAGGCGTTCGTCGAGCTTTCCACCTTGACGGCGGCAAAATCGCCCGAATCGAGCCGGGCCTGCACAGTGCTAATCTGCGAAGCGTTGGCGATGTCTGCTGAGGCGGTGGTGGTCGCCAAAGTAGTAATGGCGGCGCTGTTCTCCACCGCGTCTGTGACATCCTCGACGACGATGGAGTCGATCTCCGTTATCCCGGCGACGCCAGAATAATTAACGATCACCATCGGCGAGATATATCTGACGGCGGAATGGAATTTTGAAGGATCTGCCTCGGTTCCTGGGGTTGATTCGCCGGTGGCGGCTGCCCCCTGGCTGAACCCGGTGTAAGTGGTCCAACTGGTGGGGATGTCGACATTGGACGCGGTGTGGTAGTGCTGTCCGGTAGACGCGTCGACACCCGAGGTGTTGACGTAGGCCGTGCCTTCCTCATCAAAACCTGCCCACCCGAAATACGCCCGCCCTGTCCCGGCGGTCTGCCGGGCGATGACCCGCATCCGATAGACACGGGTGGTATCCAGGGGGATACGCTTGGTGTGGATCAGGGCGCGCTGATCATTGCCTGAGTTGTTGCCAATGCGGAGGATCTTACCGCCCATGACCGCACCGGTGGTGGTTTCGATACTGATTTCACCGCTGCCGGAGGTGCTGGTCCACAAGGAGGTGGAATCGGAATCAAAAGTCTCACGGAACAGGGAAGCGGCATTGCCGCCAATGGCCTCGATGGCCAGCAGGGATTGCGCGGCACTGGTGGCGTAGCCATCGGCATCAGTGGCCGATTGCGCGGCCTGCCCAGCGTAGGTGAGCGCATTACCGGCGCTTGATGCAGCGTTGGTGGCGGATCCGCTGGCCGCGACAGAGTAATTTTCGGCGTCATCGGCATAGGAAGCGGCATTGCTGGCGTGGGTGCTGGCAGCGTTGGCCGATGCTCCGGCGTTATTGGCGGCGGTGGTGGCGGTTCCGGCCTGGGTGGTGGCCGTTGAGGCAGACCCGGCGGCACTGGTGGCGGACTCGCTGGCATTGAAAGCATAGGTGCTGGCGTTCCCGGCGGCGGTTTCGGCACTGGTCTTGGCAGTGACGGCCTGATCACGGGCTACTTCGGCATCAGCGGCAGCAGCGATTGCATCCAGGGCAGACTGTGCGGCACTGGCGGTATCTCCGTAGATGGCGGTCAAGTCGGCTATTTGTGTGACCAGTCCGGTCCCTTCAGCGTCGACCAGATCAATACGAGCACGCAAATCTTCGGTGAGTACAGACTCATCCAACTCGCCCTGTAACGCATCGATAATAGTGTCAGCCAACACGCTCGACTGGCCCAAAACACCGCTGGTAGCGTTGTACGGACCAACGACGCCAACCTTTGATCGAGTGCGGACCCAATAGTAATAGGTCGATCCAGGTTCCACCGGATCGGAGTACATCGCCACTTTTGACGTCCCGATGAGGGTGGCAGCGGCGCGGCTATTGCTGGTGTGGCGGTAGATTTCCACCAGATCGAGATTGGTCGATGCCGGGTTGGTCCAGGTCAAAAAGATAACGCCCAGTCCACCGGTGGCAACTAGATTGGTGGCTGCTGCCGGTGCGGTATAGTCTCCGCCTGCGGTCCCATACACACCAGAGGTGGCGTTGTAGGCTCCGGCGAAGCCGAGCTTGCCGACAAAACGAACCCAATAGTAATATTCACCATCCTGGTGTGGCACATCCGTATACGTAGTCCCGTTGGCGGTGGCAATCAGGATGGCGGCGGCGCGGTTGTTGCTGGTCGCTCGCCATATCTCCGTGTAGCGTGGCACATAATCGACCGGAATACCCCAAGAGAGGTAAATACCCGTGTCCCCGCTGATAGCAGTGAGAGTGGTTGGCGCGGGCACGGTCCCTGAAAAAACGACTGAAGCGGGTGTTGTAGCGTAGGTGCCAAAAGCGTCAATGGCTTTCAGCCAAAAGGTCTTATCCCCATCGTCCGGCGGTTGCCAAGCCATAGTGTTGCCGGCAACCTGGCGGGCGATGACCTCGCCAGCATCCCAGCTCGCGCCAACGCGGATCTCGTACCCGGCGACGGTCCAGTCCGTGCTATTGTCCCAGCTGAGGTTGATCTGCCCGTCCTGGAGAGTGGCCGTCAGGGCGGAGGCGGTGTTGTTCCACAGGTATGCCTGGTTGGGCGAGTATTGCACCGTTACCCACGGCCCCTGGTTCAACCCCACCGGGGCGACCCTTGCCCATGTTTCTGGACCGTAGACCGCCTTGAGGCGATAACTGTTGGTGCGGCAGTCGCCCACCGGTTCCCATGGTCCGGCGTTACCGTTGGAGATTTCGACAAGGTAATGGTCCGCCCCGGCGGCGGACTTCCATGACAGAATCATGGTCGTCGGATCGGCAGGGAGCGCGGTGGCGGCAAGACCGGTGACCGCCGGGGTGGACACGGTCCCAGGCAACTGGCTGGTGGGCCGCTCTGGGGTAAAGATGCCGACATCGGCGGTGTGCACATTATCGGACTCGTTGACCGCCTCGATCTCAACAGCGGTCAACGATTTCGGCACCACCCGGAGCACACGGGCTTTTTGCGCCCAGGTTTCGGACCAGCCGAACACATAATGGGTGCGCTCTCCCTTGCCATCGATGGCCAGGGTAAAATCCGGCGCGGTTGCCAGGTGGAGGACAGCGTTATCCTCGGCATCGATGGTGACGGTGATCGGCCCCTGAAACGAGCCATCGGGACGACGCAACCCGATTTGCAAGGTGCCGCTGCCGGTGGTCACTGGCTCAGAACAACTCAAGGTTTTGGTGGCGCTTTCGTAGGCGACCACCTCCCCGGACTGGCCCCAACCGGGCATATCATGCTGGATGACGACCAGATCCCCGAAGGAGGGGATAAAACCCTCCATCTCAGTCTGGAACTTGATAATCTTGCGGCGGTAACGGTTACATGCCGCCTGATACATGGCCTCGCGATAGGCTTGATCGCGGTCGGTGATAAAGGATAACTCGACATCGGCGGGACGCTCGGCAGTGGAGTCCGGCAGGGCAGCCTTGACCGTGTAGGCCGCCCAGGTCGCATCATCAAAATAGCTGGCGTTGACCGCATCGGCGGTATCGGTGGTGGGCATCAGGTAATCAACAGCAAAGGAGCCCTTGACGATATTGCGCTGGCTGAAGAGGGCAACCGGAACGGTCGCGGCGGCATCTCGAAAGAAGTGCACTACCCCGCCCTGCATGTAGGGCTTGCACCGGCCAGCTGAACCGATCTTGGTGAGCGCATCCCAGAACCCGAGGAAATTATCCACCCGGCCATTGCATTCGTCGCCGCGTGTTCCCCAGGTAGCCGCCAGCGTCAACAGGCTTGCTAGATCAATTTCGCTATCGGATAAGCCAATCTGCTTGCAGCAATACGCCAGCGCCCAGGCCGGGGAGGTGGTGGCCTCTGGTGAGGTCCAGGCGGTCCCTGTCCAGCGAGGCAACTTACGGGTGGCAACGACCTTAATCTTGCGTGCAGTCATGCCGGACAACTGGCCGGTAGCCCTCATCCGCACAGCCAACAGGGTACAATCGCCGTAAAAATTATCATCCTCAAGATAGGCCCTGCAACCGGCCCATACCACCTCATCACCGGCGCGATCAGAGGTATTGGGCTGATCAATCCGGGTGACTCTGGCCTGATACCTGCCAGGATCGACCGCATATTTGATGGATGTACGCACCACGCTGGCGGTATGCCCGCGCAGCACGATTTCGGTGGTCATCCCGTCAGAGGTGTTGAGGATTAGATTGCCTTTGGAATCATACTCCATTACCAACACTTTGAGATAGTGGGGCTCCTGTGGGTTATACCAAGACCCTAGGGGATTACCGTACTGATCAATTTTTCGTAGCTCAACCACCAGATTTGCCTGGATCTCTCCCAATTTTCCATCATCACGGGCGTAATACATCCCGCGCGGGTTGACAAAATCAAAGGCCACAGCGTTGGCCACCGTATTAGCAGCGGAGAGGGTGAACGGGCCGACCACAGTATTGTATTCCAACGTCTGACCGCTGACCTCTGCGGCGGAAACCACACTGCTGGGGAAAAGGGTTACCGCTTCACCTGGCCCTACCAGCTCATAACTGACTTCGGCGAATGAGGAAATCGGGGTATCCTCAATATAGATGCCCTCAACATCGTACTCACCCCGGCCAATGCACAGCAAGGTGTAGACATACTGCTCGTTGGCCCAGAACTCCTGATACGGTTGGGCGGCAAGGTCCGGATAGGCCATGTGGCGGCCAAAATGCTCAGGGATAGCAGCACCGATCCGCGATTGGTTGCCCTGGGCGGTGATGGTGTAGGTCGGTGAGACTTCGTTACTGGCGATTTTTCCGACCGATGGAGCAGGGACCGGAGCGACCAGATTGGTGAGAGCGTTCCCGGCGAACATTACCCCCGCAGCAGCCACCCCGTTCCAAAAACTCGCGGGACCAAATCCGGTGGCAAACATCATATCCGCAGCAAAGCCGCCACCAGGGATGGCCATGGCCACGGCCAGGGTGGCGACCATGAGCACGATCCGCAGCGGGTTGGAGCCGCCGCCTCCCTGGGGGACGCTGGAGACATCGATGAACACGAGGATACCGTCCTCGCGGACCATGGCGGTCGGCCAGTCGGCGCGTAACACCGGCGCACCATTGAGCAGGGCGATGTATGGGCGGTCCCATGCCGGGTCAAGCTCGGCCAGGGTTGCGGGTGATGACAATTGCGAGAGGCGGCGCTGCTGCGGGCACAGCGCGTGCTGAACGTAGATTACCGATGGCTGCATAACGCCCCCTGGAAACGGAAATATTGGCGGCGGCCAAGCCCGGAGAGATGCCAGTGGGCGTCGCGGGTGAAAATAACCCCGCAGCCGCGCACACAGTGGAGCACGCCGCCGCCGTCATCGGCCAGCCAGATGCCGAGATGGAGCGGGGAGCGGATAACGACCAGATCACCGGGCTCAGGGCTGCCGACCAGGACCCACCGCTGGCGCTCGGCGTGGCTATTGAGCAGGCCGACCAGGGCTCGGCGGTCGTTGTAGTCCGGGATGGTGATCATGGGCATTTCCACCCCGAAGTGGCGGCGCTGGATTTCGGCGGCAAAAGACATGCAGTCAAACGCAGCCGGCCCGGTGGCCCCGGCCTCCCAGGGGCGGCCGATGTAGTCTTCGGCCCAGCTCATGCGATCAACCCCGGAAACTGTTCAGCGGTGTAGGCCAGGGTCGGAAATTTGCGGTTGGTGAGGTTGGGAAACCCCACCACGGCGGTGACCGTGGCCACGGTGGCGGTGATGCTGATGATGTCGGCGTGGATGGGCGGGTCGTTCTGCGGCTCGGTGAGGTCGGAGTCGATATACTCCCGATAGGTCACCCGGACCCGGCCGGTGGTGGTGAGGGCCTGCTCGATGGAGCCGACGATCTCCCGGCTGACGTTATCAATGGTGATGGTGAGCTGGGGGACGCCGGTGGTCGAGACCTCGGGCTTGGAAAAATCAAAGGCAAAGGCGACAAAGCGGACCTCTTCGCCGGGGTTTTCCGGCGCGGTGGCCTCCAGGGTGGCGAGGAGGTCATTGTGGTCGCGGACCACCCGGATCGGCTCGGTGAATGCCGGGTGACGGAATTCGAGCGTATGGTAGACGATGGCGGTGGCGCTGGCGTAGGCCTCTTTGATGGCGGCCGAGAGGGTGGTATCAGGCATAACGAACCTCCAGCTGAGCGGTGACCACCCAGGTCAAGGCGCGGAGCTCGGCTTGCCAGATCCCGGCAAAGCGGGACTCCACCGCGGTGAGGCTGCCGCCGTCGCCGGTATCGAGGGAGACGTTCCACCATGCGGCCCCGCCGTCTGCACCATCGGACGCCTCGAACCAGGAGCGGAAAATCGCCATTTCGGCGGCGGTGAACTTCCAGGCCACCCCGATCATATCGCGGCGGGTGGCGGTGCGGCGGCGGGCGCGGCTGTTGCCGCCCTCCATCTCGGTGCGGGTGACCGGATCGGTGGGCAAAATCTGGTAGCCGGCAATCTGGGGGCGCGGCAGGCTGGCGGGATAGCTGGCCATCAGTAAGCTCCGGCGGCGCGATTGAGGCCGTAGGTCCAGGAGAGCGCCGCCGGGATCTGGCCGGAGCCGCGGACGATGTCCGTGGCCACTGACTGTTTGATCTGCTCAACGAAAACATCAACGACATTGACGCCGCCATCGCTGCGGCGCTGCTGTTGGCCACCTTTGCCGGGGGCCTCGATGACGTTGACCACCACGCCACCGCTGCCGCTGGCCTCGACGCCGAGGCGGCCGCCTGGTCCGCGTTTCAGCGGGAGGATGGCTTCGGGTCCGGCCTCGCCCATCAGGCCGATGCCGCGGGCAAAGGGGAACACGGTGGGTTGGTTGACAATGGAATTGGAGTAGGCCGAGAGCCCAACCGAGCGGTAGACGCCGCCACGGGCGTTGAGGCTGATCCCGGAAAGCATCCCGGAGAGGCCGGCGGCCAAGGGTTGGCTGATCAGCTTTTGCGAGGCGATACGGGCAAGGTCGGCGAGGATCGAGTTGACCATATCGCCAAAGCTGGCCTTGGTCCCGGTGACGAAATTAGCAACGGTGTTGTCCAGGCCGGAAAAGGCGGATTGCAGGGCGGAGCGGATGGCCTCTCCGCTTTCGGCGCTGCTGTTGGCAATATCAGCCAGGCCCTGCTTGAGGGCTTCGAAACTGTTGGTGAGGCGCAGCCGGGTCCCGGTGACGGCCAATTCGGCGTTGACGCCGGCCAGGGCGGCGGCCTGGGTGTTGTAGGCGGTGATGTCCTCGGCGGTGGCCTTGGGCATAGTGGCGAGGTGCTCCTGGAGGATGGCCTGGCGCTGGCGGAGCAGGTCGACCTGCGCGGCAAGGGCCTCGGTTGCGGTGATGGTGCCGGCGGCAACCTGGCGGGCAAGCTCGGCCTCTTTGAGGGCAACGCCGGACTCCAGCAGGGCGCGGCGGTCATTGGCTGCCTTCTGCGCGGCCTGCTGCTCGATCTCGGCGCGGGATGCTGCGTACCAGGCGGCAATCTCGGTGATGCGTTTTTCTTTTTCTTCGGCGGTCTTGGCCTTGTCTGCCCAGGTGGTGATGTACTGCTGGCGCTCCCGATCCAGGCGGGCGACCTGCTCGGCAAAGACATCGGCGTTGAGCTCGGCCTGGGCTTCGCGGAAGCGGAGACCGGCGGCGATTTCGGCGTTGAGGGCGCGTTCGGCGGCTGCTGCGGAGGAGGCGGGTTTGGTGGCGGTGGGCGAAAACGGCACGACAGATCCACCCGAAAAAACAGGTTTGACATTATTGGCCGCCGCTTTTTTTGCGGCTGCTACTTCTTTGGCCTGCTCCAGGGCAAATTCAAGCTCTCGGATCTCCTGGTATAAGCCCTGCCTGCGGTCGGCATTGCCGCCCTCACGCATGGCCGCAAGCTCTGCTCGGGCTGATTGCAAACGGGAGGTAATTTTTTGGGTTCCCGAGTCAAACGATGAAAACCATTTTTCCAGATCTTCCGGACCCATGCCGGCGAACTCCAGCAGGTCGAGCTTTCCGGCCTTGACCATCCCTATGCCGCGGATGGTGCGCGAGAGGTTGGTAATGCGTTCGATTGCCCATTGTGCAGCCTCGACAATATTGGCAAACAGGGAGAGGATGGCATCACGGTTGCGGTCGATGGTGGTGGCGAGATCAACGATAGCGGTGGATAACCCGTTAGTTGCTCCGCTCGATTTGTTGGCATCGTTGACCAGCGATCCAAGCGTGTTGGCGAGCACGGTTCCGGCCTGGCCGACGGTACGGTTCATCTTGGCGAACTCGGTGTCAACGTCGGCGGCTCCCTTGAAAATGGCATTGGTGAGCACGTCAGCGGTGATCTGCCCGGACTCTGCCATCTTGCGCAACTCGCCGCGGGTTTTGCCGGTGTAGTCGGCCAAAAGCTGCATGACCCGGCCACCCTGCTCGGCAACCGAGTTAAACTCTTCGCCCCGGAGCACCCCGGCGGAAAATGCCTGCGAGAGCTGAATCATGGTGGACGAGCGCTCGACCTCAGTGGCTCCGGAGACGGTAAAGGCTTTGTTCAGCGTTTCGGTGATGGTCAGCAGCTGGCCCTGGTTGAGCTTGAGGTCCTTGGTGGCTTGGGCGAGGCGCGTATACACCTCAACATTGCCACCGTACTCGGTACGGGTGCGCTGGGAGAGGCTGTACAGCTCTTTTTCAACAACAGCCAGTTGTTCGGCGGATTCGGTTACCAGCTTAAGCCGGCCCTCAAGGAGGGTGTAGGTGTCGGCGGTTTGCATGGCACGGGCTCCGCCGAGCGCCGCAAAGATGGTTCCAATGCCGCCACCTGTAGCAAGCCCACGCAGCGATGATCCCAGGCGGGCGAGTTTGCCATCAAACTCTTTGATCTGCCCTGCACCCTGGCGCAACGTGCGCGCCATATTCTTATCAATCGCGGTCAACTCGACCTGGATCTTGTTGTTTCTCACTGTATCACCACGATCTCGTTAGTGTTGCAGTTGCCGCAATCGGCGCGGCCACTGGCCCTGCAGGCCCTGCAATACTCGGCCTGCTCTTTGCTCTGCCCGGCCGCCGCTTCGACTCCCAGCCAGGCGAGCACCGCCTCACGAAACAGCACCTGGCGCTTGCGGGCCTCGATGTATGGCTCGGTCTGCCGCAGGGTCACCGTCCAGAGGATGATGTCCCGCTTGCTGATGTCGCCATCGGCAAGCAGGCAGACTATTGCTTCGAGCGCGTCCCAATTGCCTGATCGATGCGGTCGGTCAGGGTTTCCAGCGTCTCCAGCAGCGAGGAGAGCTGGTTGCAGTCGAAAAAATCAGCCACCACCTGCAGGAGCACCCTGGCCGGGGCGTTTTCCAGGTCGTCGGCAATGGCGGTTAGGTCCCGGTCCCTGATGGCGACCCCGTCGGGGATGAGCACCACCGCCACTGCCCGGTAAATACGGTCGCCGAGGGCGGCAATCACCCCGGGTACGGAGGTGTCGGTAAAGCCGACACCAGCCAGCTCGGCCAGCAGCTGCTGGATCTGGCCGAGGACCAGCTCGCGCTGGTGGTATATTGTGCCGTTGATCTCGTAGCGCATCATATAGTTGTCTGGGTGTTGAGCAGGGTCATGATAATCTGGGATGCATCGGCGTCGTTGCCGTAGTAGGCCTGCCAGTCGAGCTCGTAGTAAATCCCCTGGGGTCCGCTGATGGCGGGCGACTTGACCGAATAGACCAGCTCCGGGATTTCAATGGTGAGCTTTTCG